CAAAAGGATGCTGCACTGAAGGACGTAGAGGACTACATAGACCAGTACAAGAAGAAGGAGGACGCCATAAAGTCAAACAGAGAGACCGATCGACAGCTGCAGACCATCCAGTCAGCGATAGATTCATTGAATGCGGAGCTCAGAGAGGTGCTGGCCTACCTGATGAGGTGCAATTCGGACATACAGCTGGCGCACAAAGAGGTAGAGTCGGCCAAGCAGAGCATAGAGAACCTGAAGGCAGTGGAGGAAAAGTACAAGTATTACGAGTACTACCTATCAGCCACGGGAAGGGACGGCCTGCCGTACAACCTTATCAGCGCAGTGATACCAAAGGTGCAGACGGAGATAAACAACATACTGGCCCAGATAGTAGACTTTAGCATATCCGTGGAGTCAGACGGGAAGAACATAAACGCCTACATAGTGTACGACGACACCAAAAAATGGCCTATAGAGCTGGCCAGCGGCATGGAGAAGTTCATATCCTCTCTGGCCATAAGATCGGCCCTTATAAACATGACTTCGCTTCCGAGACCAAACTTCCTGGTCATAGACGAGGGCTGGGGCACTCTTGACAAAGAGAACCTCCAAAACGTATCTGTGCTCATGGAGTACCTTAAGACGCAGTTCAAGTTTGTGATCATAATATCGCACATAGACTCGATAAAGGACATAGTCGATCACCAGATCTCTATCGACAAGAAGAAGGACGGGTTTTCAAAGGTGGTGCACCGTTAGGATATTTATAGAATATGGAACTACAAAAAAAGGCCGAGATACTGGTTGACTTCATAAACTTCTGTAAGGATGCTATAAACATAGAGGCCTTGCCGGGGATAGAATTCACAAAGGATAACGCTTTTGCAAAACACAACAGGACCTTCGGTCAGTACAAAAACGATTCCAGGTCGCTTGTGGTGTACATAGGAAACAGAAACCTGGCCGATATTTGCAGAACGTTAGCACATGAGCTCGCACACCACAGACAGAACGAGCTGAACATGCTCGGGTCGGACTCTGGAAAGACCGGATCTCCGATCGAAAATCAGGCTCATAACGTAGCCGGGGTGATTATGAGACAATACGGAAAAATACAACCACTGATATACGAATCAAAAGTTACGAAAAATGGCAAAGGAATCAAATCTAATAAAGGAGTTCTCTAAGAAGGACGTTACAAGGCTGAGAAACCTGCTGACAGGGAAGTCAGGGGAGAAGACTCAAGTACAATCTGGATATGAAAAGAAGATCGAAGATCACAAAGAAGGAGACACCTGGGAGGAAGACGGCAAGACCTGGACGATCAAAAACGGCATAAAGCAGACGGTGACAAAGCTCGACTCTATAAAGAAGCTTATGAGCATGCCTCTATGCTGCCCAAAGTGTTCAAAACCAATGAAGTATCACGATCTAAACAAGAAGATGTATAACATCCACCAGATGTGCTTTGACTGCGTGATAGACATGGAAACAGAGATAAAGAAGCAGGGCAAGTGGGAAGAGTACGAGAAGGGGATCATGAACGCAAACAAGAACGCGTCGCTAGAAGACGTAGAAAAGGCGATAGATCACTGGTTTGAGATGCAAGAAGAATCCTTTGTCTCAGAGAACGGTGAGATCGAGAGCTGGAAAGGGGGAGACAAATCCAAGGTATACGCCCAGATAAAAGAAAGTCTCGAGAAGGTAAAGGCGATAGAAATCTAGTATATTTATAAAAAAAACAAAAAATGCCATACACCTACAAAAAACAGGGAAGCAAATACGTGGTTTACAAAAAATCCACCGGAAAGAAGGTCGGAGAGACCGATGGAACAAAGACCGCACTGAAAAAGTATCTTGCGGCCCTTCAGATAAACGACCCAGACAACAAAAAAGCAAAAAAGGAATCCATAAAAGAAAGCATGGAATACGAAAACAAGGTGGGACAGCTCTATGTGGTGCAAAAACCAAGCGCCGGATGCGATATGGCCGGTATGGTGTACGAAGTGGATCCTGTCACAGGTATCCAGCCTCACGGAGTAGATGCCCAGACTGTCCACGGAGTATATGCAACAATGGAAGAAGCGCAGGAAGTGGCAGAAAAGCTGTACGACGGACACATGACCAGCATGAAGAAGCTGGAAGAGAAGAAGGGCTCGGTAGCAAACAAGCTCTCTAAAGCGATCACAACGCTCGAAAAGAAGCACAAGGATCTGATGGAGATGGCAAAGACAAATCCAAAAGATGCCTCTGCTCACAAAGGCAAGATAGCAGAGATCCAAGCCAAGATACAGGAGCTGATGGACAAACTCGAGATGGTAGAAAAGAGCAAGAAGCCAATCGAAGAAAAGGGAGAAGACAAAGAGAAGAAGGATCTTAAAGAGAACGAGGGCGGATCTTTTGAAACGGATCTTAAAAAAGCGGTGAAGGACGACCTCAAGATAGACGACGAGGACAGAAAGCTAGATTTCTACAAGAACAAAGCGACTCTGGACTACAAGAGAGGCACAAGGTTGGCCGACGAGGACGTGGAAGCACTACAGACCAAGTTCAAGGTGTATCCGCACGAGGATGAAAGCGATGACAGGCTCTCGTATTTTTATTACACAGTAGAGCCTAAATCAATGACAGAAGCGGATAAAAAAATCTCTTCAGAAGAAAAAATGGTTGAAACATTTGTGAAAAAAATCGCAAAAGAGTTTGATTATTCTACCAAAGATGCATCAAACTTTATAGTTAATACCATTAAAAAACTAGATTTATAAAATGATAGCAAAATTCATATCGACTCTCTTAGCCTCAAGAACGCAGGCGCACATATTTCACTGGCAGGCTGTAGGTGAGGATTCAGGAGCAAAACACCTGGCGCTAGGAGCGTACTACGAAGATATAGTAGGGCTCATAGATGGACTAGTCGAGTCGTACCAAGGCAAGTACGGGATCATCACAGGATACAACGGTCCGTCGACGTTTAGGGAGGACAACGATCCGCTTAAGTACTTTACAGCGCTAAACACTTATGTCGAGATGGCGAGGTCCGGATTGACCCAGGACACGTACATTCAGAATCAGGTGGACGAGATCGTATCACTGATAGAGACCACACTTTACAAACTTCAATATTTACACTAATATGTGTTGCACAAGGGGCAAAATAACGCTACACGAATCTGTGAACAAGCTCCTTATATCTGAAGGGCTTGCTTACCATTTGGACAATTCCATCGATCTCAACGAAAACATCTACCGTCCACAGTCGGCAAACTTCATTGAGCTCTTCACCGAAGCACGTGCTCTTTTCGAAAAGGAGCAGCTGACGCTGAGCGAGGAGGACGCATGGTACCTTACGGAGACCGATCTAGGAATCATGGGAAAGTACAAGGGCATAACGGTGCCGCTCGATTACCCTATGACGACGGAGTTCCTGCTGGAGGCCAAGGCAAAGGCAAAGAAAAAGACTCCGGAGCTAAACAAGCCAAAAAGAGGGGGATCAAAGAAGTTCTACGTATTCGTAAGGAACCCAAAGACTGGCGGCATCAAGAAGGTGAGCTTTGGAGATACCACAGGACTCAGCGCAAAGATCAACAATCCAGCTGCAAGAAAAAGCTTTGCAGCAAGGCACAAGTGTGCTCAGAAGAAGGATAAAACACAAGCCGGATACTGGGCATGCAGGCTTCCAAGATACGCAAAGCTTCTGGGACTAAAGAGCAACTTTTCAGGATTCTGGTAGACATGAGACCGTATAAAGACGTTTTGACAGAGGACGCGTTGATCAGGGAGTTCGACGAGAACATAGATCCCATAGAGTTGATGTGGCACAGAGACAACGAGGACCGGGTGATATCTCCGGTCGCAAAGACGGATTGGAAGTTTCAGATGGAAAACCGCCTTCCGCAGGAGATCTCAGGAGAGATATTTATTCCCAGAGGGGCATGGCACCGTATAATAAAAGGAACCGGCTCAGTAAAAGTAAAGATAATAAAAAGATGATAAAACTCGTAGACCTGTTTAACGAGACCTTCAGCGAAAAGATCTACCAGATAAACGGCAGGCTGATGGCAGACACAACGCAGCGACCGCTCTCTGACATACTTTCAGACATAAGAGCTATAGTTGGCGTTACGATCGTGCGTGTCACAAACAACCGTCAGCCATCGGCGGAGAAGCTCAAGAAGTACGTTGTAGACATCAGCATAAAGATAGATCCCGCCCCGTTTGAAACGTTCAGCATGGACACGATAAGGTCCATAGAACAAAAAGTCAGAAAGATCCCGGCGGTCCGCAGGGCCGATTTTGCGCCCAAAGCAAAGCTTGCAAAGTCTTAGTTATAAAATCAAAATAAGGGTTTGCGAAATAGAGGTAAAACCTAATAAACCTTTATCAAGATGACTACAGTAAAAGTAATAAAAAAATCACAGGCCAAAAAAACTGCAACACCAAAAGCGGCCACAGAGGTTAAAGCGCCTTCTTTAATGCCGATAAGTTTTAAAGACTTTAGCAAGGATCCGGTAAAAGGCATGCTGTTTCTGGTTCTTATAGCGATAGGATACTTATACGTGGACGGCAAGATGAACTACACAACACAGATAGAGACCCAAGCAAAGAAGATTCAAGTTCTGGAAGTCAGAATAGAAAACCTTGGAAATCAACTTAGGAGATCAGATAGCACGCTTGCCGCCGCAGAATCAAAGATTGCAGTTCTTCAACAACTTGGAAAAATAAAGTAAAAAATATGAAGCAAAAGATTATAATGATCGTATCTGGAATTGCCGCAATAGGTTTTTTAGGCAAGAATCAGATAATGGAGATGAAAAACAAGTACATCCCATCAGATACAGTCGCTCCAGCAGCAGAGTCTTCAGCTCCGGCGGAATCAGTATACGTTGATACCATACTGCAAAAGAGCATGGAGAACATCGCCCACGCTGGAGAAAACAATGCAAAGAGCGATTCTATAATAGTTACCAAGGTTGAAAAGACTGCAAAAAGCATAGAGGTTTTAAACAAAGAAGTAAAAGTACTAAAAAAAGAAAATAATGAACTTAGGAAAAGGCTTAATGATACTGATGGCGCTGTTGATAAGCATTTCGGGCTATTGCCAATCTCAACAGAAGCAATCCCAGAATGACACTAATATAGTATCAAAGACCTATACGGTTACGAGCACTCCACCAAGATCTGCTCTAGCAACAATGGATACAAAAAACTCGACTCATTATCCCGTAACAAAGATATACGATGGAGATACAGTAGTTATTATGACGTTGCAGCAGGGCAAGGACATGAATCGCTCTTTTGTGCTTCTAAGAGACTCTATTAAATCACAGAAAAGAAGACTTGATACATTACATAAAGTAAACGACTTCATGACCGACTACATAACAGCGGTTCAATATAAGAACTCAGAATTATCAGAGGCAAACAAAGATCTGATAAAGACAAACCAAAGCATTACAGAGAAGCTATTTATATATAAAGATACAATTTCATCTCTCGTAAGAAAAGCAGAGCTGGATAAGATCAGGTACGATATGGGCAAATCTGAGTCTGAGTTTAAACTCGATCTATACAAGCTTGAAATGCAATCTAAGTTAGAGCTTTTCAAATCAGAGATGCAGACAAAGACCGAGCTATTTAACGCCCAGTTGGAATCTGAAAAACGTAACAGTGCACACAGAGCAAGACAATCAGCGATACTTGGAGGACTCATAGTAGGCGGAGTGGCCATTACTGGAGCGCTCATAGGAAGCTGGATGCCTGCAAGCTGGTTCAAATAAAGAAAACAAAAACAAACCTAATACACCATGGACATCAACAAATTAAAAGGACACGTTCCGGACAGCGTTATCGCACAACTGCCAGACACAATGGCAAAATTTGGATTGGACACACCGATCAAACTTGCACACTTCTTAGCTCAAGCTGGTCACGAATCAGGAGGTTTTAAAGCTGTGAATGAGAATCTGAACTACGGAGCAAAAGGTCTTCGTGGTATTTTTGGTAAGTATTTCCCTACAGACGAGAAGGCTTTGCTGTATGAGAGAAAGCCCGAGAAGATAGCTAACTTGGTTTACGGAGGTCGCATGGGTAACGGTCCTGAAGCTTCTGGAGACGGATACAAGTTCAGAGGTCGCGGTTACATCCAGCTAACAGGCAAGGAAAACTACACCGCGTTTTCAAAAGCAATTGGAGACGACTGCGTAGGTAATCCAGATCTGGTAGCCACAAAGTATCCTCTGGCATCCGCCGCTTGGTTCTTTACTCGTTGCTTGCCAAAGTGCACAGACGCTTCTGACGCTGCGATCACTGCGGTTACAAAGTGCGTAAACGGAGGTGTGATAGGACTTGAAGACAGGAAGAAACACTTCCATGAGTATTACGCTCTACTCAAATAGCGCGATATTTATTCAAAAAGTTATGCAATTTTTAACGAAAACATCTGTAGATGGACCCCGATGGTAAAAACTTGGAATCAAACATTAAGACAAAATCTGGCAACCCTTTGCCTGATGACGGCAATGTTCTTCAACCCTTTCGGTTTCGACTTGGTACAGTACTGGCTGATAGAGACTTTAGGAAGTTTGTGGAAGGCCAATTTCGCTTTGTACTGTATTGCGGGAGTCTTCTTTGGATTCTACATTGGATTAACGCGTAAAAAAAAGAATCCGTGATAAAGCTGCTGGAAATACTATCCGAGATAATAGAAGAGGATCGCTGTCAGAGGATCGCAGACAGAAAGTACGACAAGAACTCTGCGTACAAGTCCGGCGCCATCGTAAGGTGTCGAGACGGGAAGATCTGGAAAGACCTCAAGGAGGAGGAGAAAGAGTCGCTTCACAAGTGGTTCAAGCGCCAGGGTGCTCCAGGCAAGGCTAGCGGATGGGTAGACTGTAACACGTGCAGGACGGACAAGAAGACCGGTAGAAAGAAATGCAAGCCGTGCGGAAGACAAAAGGGTGAAAAGAGGGCAAAGTATCCGTCATGCAAACCAACCCCAGCCAAGTGTTCAGCTCCAGGCAAGGGAGAAAAGTGGGGAAAAACAAAAGAATAAACCAAAATGATAAAAGAGATTCAAATAGAAGATCAGGCGATCGCCGCCCAGCTTGCAGAGTTCTACGAGCTACAGAACAAGATAAAAGAGCTGTCGGAAGAGCTCAAGGACATGGAAAACGACTACAAGAAGTTCAGCGTGCAGCTGGCTCCAATGTTTGAGACCATGAAGGAGCTGAAAGAAAAAACTGCCGAGGCAAAGTCGTATATCATAAAGGTGGAACAGGAGGGTTACGACAGAAAGACCCACAAGTACAAGAAGGCGTACGAGTTTGCCCTGTCAAAGCTGAACGAAGCAACAAGGGCAGTGTGCAAGAAGCTCGAAGAGGAAGAGTCCACAGTGTCTAAGGTGGCCGCGCGATTCAGCATAGAGAAGCTTTCAGAGGCTACCATGTTCGACAAGGCAAAGTCGTACGTTAGCAGGGTGGTAGGGTTCTTCACCGAAAAGATGAAGGGATACTTTGCCAGTATGGACAAAGCAAACGGATACCTGGCAAAGCTTGCCTCGGCCGCATAAAAACAAAACTCATGATAAGCCTCATAAAGATACTACAGGAAGAGATAAAGGGAGAAGCGGTATATCCGGCCAACCACCAGCCGTTCATGTACAGCTCGGTTGGATTCAGCTGCGCTGTTTGCGAATATTATAGCTATGAGAACGACCAGCACATCTGCGGAAACTCACTGTTTGCAAAGTGGAACGGAAGCGAGGTTATGGACATAAAGGATCCCACAAAGTGGTGTAGCGACTGGTTCGAACCCAAAAAAGAAAAATAAGATGATAAAACTGATAAGCCTGCTCAACGAGTTTGACAAAAAAGTAAAAGGAACCCCTGTAATATCCTACGGAAACGAAAAGAGGGAGACATCTACGATGCCTTCTCTGCAGAACCAGGACATGAACGCGATAAAGTCAACGCATCCCATAGAAGAAGAGGTGTGTGAGGATTGCGGATCTGTCATGACTGGAACGTCGTGCTTCCAGTGCGGACAGGAAGAAGGTGGAAAACACGACGTTTGGGGACAGCCGTCTGACGACCACGAGTCAACCATGGCCAGAGGAGAGCTGAAGGACATGATCTCTAACGCTACGAAGATATACAACATGATAGAGCCTGGAACGGAGCTTCCAGGTTGGGTGTCGGCGTACATAACGCTCGCCAGCGACTACATGCACAGCGTTGCAGAGTACGCAGCAGAAACAACATCATAAATAAAAAATGATAAAGCTACTAGACATACTAAAAGAGGTTCACGAGGACCACAGCAACCCAGAGTTTAGCGCGGACCCGATGGGGTACATCCTTAGAAAGTACAAGAGACTTCACAGGAACCTGACCGTGCTAATGGGAGAAAACTTCCAGGAGTACCTGGACGGCGTTTTCATAATGTCAGGAAAGCCTACGACTTTCAAGGTGCTGCTGAAGAATGACCAGTACTTCTATATGACCTTCATGGGCAAGGCCTACGAAGCGACCGTCTTGGGAAAGAGGTACTATCTAATGAATCTCGGAGAGGTGCAGAGGGCAACCATGGCGATATCAAGGCTGCAGAGGTACGGAAGCAAATCAAAAGCGCAAGGCCCTACAGAGGAGGCTGGATCCAGGTCAGACGAGCTACCAACGGAGAAAGAGACCGAAACAGCGCCAGAGGCAGAAGAAACAGCTTAAACTAAAAAGTTATATTTTTAAAATTTAATAAAAAAGGTTATGATAAAAGAGTTGTAAATATAAACGCTATCATGCGATATATTTATAAACAAAAGTTTTATGTCGCAACAACAAGCGAAACAAGTTAACATAAAGGACAGGATTCGTGAAGAATTTGTGAAATGCGCCACAGATCCGGTGTATTTCATGAAGAAGTACTACATGATACAGCACCCCCAACGCGGAAGGATGCTGTTCGACCTGTACCCATTCCAAGAGAAGGTTCTCGATATATTCAACGGAGACCAGAACATAATAATAAACAAATCAAGGCAGTTAGGAATCTCGACGCTGGTGTCAGCGTACGCGTTGTGGCTCATGCTGTTCCAGAAGGACAAGAACGTCCTGGTCATAGCGACCAAGCAGGAGACGGCAAAGAACATGGTTACCAAAGTTCGATTCGCATACGAGAACCTTCCGGCATGGCTCAAGATAGGATCGAAAGAGGACAACAGGCTCAGCCTGAGACTCGCAAACGGATCCCAGATCAAAGCGGTGTCAGGAGCAAGCGACTCGGCGCGTTCTGAAGCGGTATCACTCCTTGTGATGGACGAGGCTGCATTCATAGATAACGCGGAGGAGCTCTTCGGTTCTGCCCAACAGACGTTGGCGACCGGTGGTAAGTGCATAGCGCTCTCTACTCCAAATGGTGTGGGTAACTGGTTTCACAAGTCATACACAAGGGCACAGAAGAAAGAGAACAGCTTCATTCCGATATCGCTCCCATGGACGGTTCACCCGGAGAGGACGCAGGTATGGAGAGACAAGCAGGACAACGACCTTGGAATCAGGATGGCAGCACAGGAGTGCGACTGTGACTTCTCAAGCTCGGGTAACACGGTGATAATACCGGACGTACTGACTTGGTACGAGGAGAACTCTGTGGCAGAACCTTTGGAGAGACGCGGGCTTGATAAGTCCATGTGGATATGGGAGTACCCAAGTCCTATGAAGACGTATCTACTGTGCGCAGACGTTGCTAGAGGAGATGGAGCTGACTACTCCGCATTCCATATCATAGACGTAGATACGCTTACCCAGGTAGCAGAATATCAGTCCCAATGCGATACCAGAGAGTATGCAAAGACTATATTGGCCGCAGCATTCGAGTATAACAATGCCCTAGTAGCCGTGGAGAATGCAAACATAGGCTGGGACGTTCTACAGACTCTGATCGAAAGTGGATATCAAAATCTGCACTACTCGCACAGAACAGACTTTAGCTTAGATCAAGAAAAGAGACTTGAAAGATACGGAGCAAACGATTCTTCATTGGTTCCAGGGTTCACGATGTCATCGGCGTCAAGACCTCTGATAGTTGAAAGGATGAGGGACTTCATAGAGACCAAGCAAGTAAAGATAAGATCAATAAGACTTTTAGAAGAGCTGAGAGTATTCATATGGAAGAACTCAAAAGCTCAGGCAATGCAAGGATACAATGATGACCTTGTGATGTCTTTTGCAATATCTATGTACATGAGAGACTCTTCGATAAGGTTCAGGAGGACAGCAGAGAGTCTCACATACGCAACTCTAAACTCGGTTAAAAAAGTGGGAGACACTCCTATATATAATTCAAGCAATTTCGTAACTCATAACCCATGGCAAATGGAAACACCTTCGATGGGAGGAACCTCAGTAGAGGATTTGTCCTGGTTAATATAACAAAAAATGGCAGAAGCACAACAGAATTTATTCTCGACCCTCCGTAGGCTATTCAGCACGGACGTCATAATAAGAAACGCCGGAGGAAACACTCTACAGGTGATGGATACCGATAACATTCAAGCAAATGGTGTTATCCAGACCAACTCACTCATAGACAGATTCCACAAGGTATACACTACGTCTACTGCGTACGGTGTAAACTTGAACCTGGCACAGAACTATCAATCTGCAAGGGTTCAGATATACGCTGACTACGATGCAATGGACACAGACGCCATTATCGCATCTGCGCTTGACATCATAGCTGACGAGTGTACTCTAAAGAACGAACAGGGACAGGTGCTCACGATAAGATCTTCTGATGAAAACATACAGAAGCTTCTTGAGAACCTTTTCTATTCGGTGTTAAACATAGAGTTCAATCTCTGGTCATGGATAAGAAACATGTGTAAGTACGGGGACTTCTACCTTAAGATGGAGATCTCTGAGAAGTACGGAGTCTATAACGTGATTCCGTTCTCAGCCTACAACATAGTTCGTCAGGAGGGATACAATCCAGAGAATCCAAACGAGGTAAGATTCAAGTTCGATCCTAACGCAGCCCTGTCTTCTACATCGGGATACACTTCGGCTTTCAACAATCAGGACCCGGGAGTTTGGTTTGACAACTACGAAATGGCACATTTTAGGCTCATTGGGGACGTCAACTACCTTCCCTATGGTAGATCATACCTGGAGCCAGCAAGGAAGCTGTTTAAGCAGTATACGCTCATCGAGGACGCAATGCTGATCCATAGGATAACACGTGCTCCGGAGAGGAGGATATTCTATACAAACGTGGGAGCAATTCCTCCAAACGAGGTTGAAAACTACGTTCAGAAGATGATCAATAAGATGAAGAAGACCCCTCTTATAGATCCTCAGACCGGAAACTACAACCTGAAATACAACCAGCAGAACCTGCTCGAGGACTTCATAGTGCCGGTGAGAGGGAACGATACCTCAACCAGGATCGATACCGCAAAGGGACTTGAGTACAACGCTATCGAGGACGTGGTTTACTTCAGAGAAAAGCTGTTTGCTGCACTGAAGATTCCAAAGGCGTTCATGGGATACGAAAAGGACCTGACCGGTAAGGCAACTTTGGCCGCAGAGGACATCAGGTTTGCACGTACGGTGGAAAGGTTGCAGAGGATCATCGTATCTGAGCTCAAGAAAATAGCGCTGGTTCATCTATATGCAAATGGATACACAGATGAGGGCATGGCAAACTTCACCCTAAGCTTGACAAACCCGTCTATCATATACGATCAAGAGAGGATTGCGATGTTTAAAGAGAAGATCGACCTTGCAACACAGGCGGTTGACGGTGCAATACTTCCTAAAGAGTACGTATGGGAAAACATCTTCCACCTTTCTCCAGATTCGTTTGGCGAGCTTGAAGACATGATCGTTGAAGACCAAAAGAGGAAGTTCAGGTACGACCAGATAGAGACAGAAGGAAACGATCCGCTTGAGTCTGGAACGGCCTACGGAACACCATCTCAGATCGCCGGACTGTACGGAGGAAAGTCTGTGTTGGACGTGCCGCCTGGATACAACGAAAAAAATCCCAAAGAACCGGTAAAGATGCCTGGAAGGCCAGAAAAGTACAAATCCATCATAGGAACAGACAAGAGCGCGTTCGGCAGGGATCCGATAGGTAGAAAAGGCATGGGATCGAACATGGAACGTGGCGAAGACAAGGTCGAATACAAGGGTGGACCGTTGAGCTTTGAGAGCACGATGGCGGTCTACCTCAAGAACAAGGAAGACCTGTCAAAGATGTTCAAAGGCAAAAGGGTGACCCTGTTTGAGAACAGTTCCGAAACCGGAGGTCTTCTGGACGAGAGAAACATAAAGGAATAAACGGTCGAGGCACAATTACATATATTTATAGGTAGAACTGATTCAATACATGGCATCATTCAAACATTCGAAATATCGAAATTCAGGCATACTTTTCGAACTACTGGTCAGACAAACCACAGCCGATCTCATAGCCAACAGGGACTCTAAAGCCGTAAAGATACTAAAGAAGTATTTTACAAACACAGAGCTTGGAAAAGAGTACGCTCTATACAACAACGTGATCACAAGTCCAAAGCTTTCTGAGTCAAAGGCAGAGATGCTGATATCGACCATAGTGGAGCAGTACAAGAAACTGAACAAAGAGGCGATACAGAAGCTGAAATACAACCTCATAAAGGAGATCAAGCAGAGTTATGATATCGATGAGTTCTTCAAAGCAAAGGTCGATAATTACAAGACACTGGCTGCGATATACAACACGCTCGAGTCCCAGAATACAAAGGACGTGGACGTAAGACAGGTTTTCCTCAATAAGGTGGTTGTCTTAGAACACGTGACCAAGTCTAAGCTGGATAACATGCCGGCCTCAAAGAGCATCATGGAAGAGTTAATGCAGGAAGACAAAGAGATCAGACTGCTTACCTACAAGATACTCGTAGAGAAATTCAACGAGAAATACGACGGTCTATCTGTGAGACAAAAGGATGTGCTCAAGCACTACATAGTGAGCATATCAGACACCACAAAGCTTAACCAGTACGTAAACACGCAGCTTACAGAGATCAAATCTGAGATACAGACGATATCAAAGAAAGTAACAGATCCGGTAGTTAAAATAAAGCTGGACGAGGTGGTGAAGCTGATCCAACCAGTAACAAAGATAAAGGACGAAACGATAGCCGGTCTTTTACAATACATAGATTTGATAGACGAACTTAATACGGTACACAAATGAGCGACATGCAATCGATGGTAGACAAGCTTCGTACAGATGAAAACGATCCATCTTACGACGATCAAAAGACCGCAGAAGAGCTTATCGACATGCTCATGGGTATGATAGCATCTGGACAGATTACTGTAGATCAGGCAAAAGACATGATACGTAACGCTCCAGACACGGTAGACGAAATGTCTGCGACCGGAGGAGGACCCGGCGGAGCAACTTTCACAGGCGGACAAGGGATGCAGTATGCTCAGGCCCTAGATCAGCCAAAGAAAAAACAAAAAGAAGAAGTAAAAGATAAGGAGCCAAAACTTGCAGCAGGTAAGATAAAGACCAACTACGCTGTGGATAAGTTTGGTTTCACACCAGCCCCTTCGATCCCTAACCGACCATCAACAGGAGGATTCCAATACAAAGACCTGTGGGGAGAATCTGAAAGCTTGCAAGAGAGCTACTCTCAGTTTAAAAAGGCCACCCGTGAAAGAAACGGAGCAGGTCAACTGAACGCTGGCATAACCATAGTTAGGAAGGAGCTTGCCAAGGTGGACAGGATGATGGAATACCTGGCAACATTGAAGAGCGATCTGTCGACCGCTGGGATGCTTAACGAGACGTCCCATACAAAGAGGTCGATGGATAAGATGACCGAAATGATAAAGCAAATCTACGTAAAACACAAAAAGCTTAAACATGGCAAAGGCTAGTTCATCCGCCAACGGACACAAGACAACTTTCGGAGTAAGGAAGAAAGGCAGCGCTAAAAAATCCTACAACAAGCACACCCCAAAGCCAAAAAGATACAAGGGCCAGGGCAGATAAAGTGATATTTATTACTAAAAATACAAAAAATGACAGTAGCAAACCTATTTGCACAACATAGAGCAGGCAAGGTGTCCAAGGAGAAGTTCCTATACGAGGTTCGCCGAGACGCCCAGCTTCCTTACATATCGAACCTAACGTCGTACAGCGATGCCATAAAGATCCTGAAGCAGAAGGGCGTGATCAAAGAAGCGGCAGAAATCGCCGAAGCGGAGAGCACCTGGTCAAAGTACAATCTGGACAGGAGAAGCATCATGGACGCACCAAAGAAAGACGTTGAGGCGTTTCTGAAGGATGCAACAAGGGAAGAGATCATAGGATGGCTCAAGTGGAACGACAGGCACGGCCAACACACTGACGAGGATCGCGCCACAGAGGGAGCAGCTCCGCTGTCCAAAGAGGACGCCGCAGAGATAATGATGGACATGCTTGACGCCGGCGGCGGTTTGACCGAGGGATCCATGCACTCACAAAACGATGTGATGCAGATGTATCCGTCAAAAGACTATTACGTTGCATATCTTGAGATAGACAACATAGTATCTGGAAAAAGCACACCGTACCTGAGCGTCAGCAAAAAGACCGGGGAGAAGAGCAAGTTTGGAGGAGACGTTTACGCTCCGGAAAAAGTGTGGTTCAAGGCAGTTAAAAAGGGCCCAAGCGGATACATGTATGCTAAATCTACCGATCCGTACGCTAAGACTGCGATAAACGAACAGGAAGATCTATACCACCAGATAGACAGGCTTAATCCTATACTGGTAAAGAAGGCGGTGAACATG